GGTTATTGTAAATACGCCTTCCCTGGAAAAAAGGGTAAAATTTTACACAAAAAACTTATGTACCAATCAGAACATTCTTTTATTTCGTCTACTTCTTTTATTAAAGAGTGGATGGATTACCTTTTCGAAAAAGCTATAATGGATGCATATGTATTTGCTCATCATGATCGTGATTATTTTGTTAAATTATTTGAAGATCTTTTTATTTTCATGTACTATCTCCGTGTTTCACGAGGCAAAATAGATGCTATGATGGCAATTACGACTTTTGTTAAACTTCGTTGCTTTAAGGCTTCACTATCCAATAGTGTTGCTTCATATATATATGAAGTTTTTGATGCTGAAGAAGGTTATGTTGAACAATCTTTTGAAGATGTTCTTAAATCTTGTCGTAGTTTCATAGATGCTTACGAAAGCACGAAGAATTCTCCACTTTTCAAAAAATTATATAGATGTTTTATGTACTTATTATGTTTATCAGTCACCGATAAAGTTGGAATATCATTTGATACTTTGAACTATTCAAAATTTGAAGCCGCAGCCCTAAGAAAGAAATTTTATATGGGTGAAGATTTTATCAAGACTATTATTGAAACATCCCTTTTCATATGTGAACGCGGAATACAATGTATCAAAACTGGTTCTTTAGAACCAATGTTGCACTGTAGTTCATCTTATGGTAAATTTTATGATGATGTAGTTCTTTTGAAAAAGAGAGCTTTATTATTAAATGAGCCTCGTTTACATGGATTTACTGAATCAGAGTTTTTCTCACTTTTAGATAATACTATTGAAAAAGGTATTAGTGTAGTTAAATTTTCCAATCATTTGAGTGATTCTGATAAAAAATTTACTCGTTCTTTATTGAATGATATACAGATGTTGCAAGCAGATTTATTAACAAAGAATCGTGCACGAGAGGGTAGGAAAGTACCTTTCTCATTGATGATTTTTGGAGACTCTAGTATTGGAAAATCAACTATTGTTGATATATTATTCCATCATTTCGCTAGTCTACGAAAATTACCTTCTGATATAACTTTTAAATATGTTAGAAATCCTCAGGCACCATTTTGGGATGGTTTCAGAACATCTCAACATACAGTTGTTATTGATGATATTTCACAATTCAAGCCATCTGCATCACCTCAAGGTGATCCGTCTATTCGAGAAGTTATCCAATTAATAAATCAGACACCTTTTTGTCCGGATCAAGCCGCTCTTGAGGATAAAGGTAGAACACCTTTTCGAGGTGAATTTGTTATTGGAACTACAAATACTGAAGATTTAAATGCTTTTCATTACTTTTCTGCTCCTTCGGCAGTCCAGCGACGTTTTCCATATATTTTAGATGTTCGCCCTCGTCCAGAATTTATGACGGATGATGGTATGCTTGATAGTAAGAATGCAGCAAATATTCCTTATACTGATTATCCAGATTTATGGTTTTGGACCATTAAAAAGGTTACACCTACTTCTTGTAGAGTACCTGTGCGTGGTCCTGCTAAGATAACTGTTGTTCATAAAGATTTAAATATGCAACAATTTTTAACTTGGTTTAATCAGACTGTTGATGAACATTATATAATTCAAGATGGAGTCTCTAAATCTCTTGATAAAATACATCAAACTAAACTTTGTGATTCTTGTCGTATGCCACCATCTATGTGTACATGTGTTGTTGTTTATCAATCATCTTTTGTTAGAGATTCAACTTTCATGGATCATTGTATAGATTTCTTTATGTCCAATTGTTTCCCTTGGATAAGACTTATTGTTTTCTTCTTTATGGATTTATTTTTCCGTTGGTTTTTTATAGCATATATTAAATATTCATTCTTTAGAAGAGTATGTATTATATGAAATTTAATCCTCTTTCACGCAGTTTTAATATAGTTTTCTCTCGTTTGCAGGGAGCTATTAGAGAACAAATAAAAAGATTAGAGATGACACGTATGGGAGGAATGGTTGCCGATAATATCGGTATTCCACAACTCATCAGCGTTGTTACGACAGTTCTTGTTTGTGTTCAACTGTATTATTGTTCTAAAGGATTGATGTGGGCGACTACGAAAGTAGCCACAAAAATTTTTAAGAAGAAAGAAGTTATTCCAGAGCCAGAAATCGTTGAAGATACTAACGAAACTGAAGATGAACAAGAAACAGATGATGAATCAGAACCTGAAGTTTTTGAGGAGGAATCCTCAGAAACTATTGGATCGGCACCTAGTGCAGATTCTGTACAACGAGATAATGTTTGGTACAAGAATGATTATCAATTATCAAATTTTGATGTTTCTACATTGACATGTGGTTATAATTCAATGTCACATAAAGAAATTCATCAGAAACTTCTTCGAAATTGTTACACTTTCATCTTCTATCGAGCAGGTGGAGCAACAAAAACTCGTGCCTTTTGTATTGGAGGTCGAATTTTTATGTTCAATAAACATTCCATAAGAAATATTCCTCAGGAAAATTTCGAATTGGAAATCGTTGCACAATCGCATAAAGATGGAGTTACACGAAATATTAGATTCCCTATAAGAAAAGATCAAATAAAAACAGATGATACTGATATAGCATTAGTGAGCTTATCTCTTTTGGACGCTCATAAGAATTTTATAGATCTTTTTCCTACTGAAACTTTTCAAAGTACTCAGAATGGATATTATTTGAGTAGAGATTCTAATGGAGAAACCAAAGAACAAAATGTATGGAAATTTCAACATATATCTAACTTTAGTTGTGATGCACACCCCCAAGAAACTTCCGTGTGGAAGGGTCATGTAGAAATACCGACTGTTGGTGGAGACTGTGGATCAATTTTAGTCTGTCATACTGGTATTGGTCCAGTTATTGTTGGTATCCATACTTTAGGTCATAGCAATACTGTTATTGCTTTGGCTATTACTAAAAAATATCTTGAAACTCGTATGATCGAATTTTCCACACCAGTTATTGAATCTTATGAACCTAAGCTTTCTTCACAGTCAGCAACTATGATTCTAGGTGATTTACACAAAAAGAGTCCTGTGCGTTATATCGCAGAAGGACATGCTAATGTTTATGGATCCTTTATAGGTTTTCGCAATACACCAAAATCAGCTGTTGAACCATCACCATTGAGTGATGAATTAAAGCAATATGGTTATGATATTCGATTTGGTGCTCCTGTTATGTTAGGTTGGGAACCAAAACGTAAAGCCTTAATTGAAATGGTTAATACCGGTAAAAAGATGGACGAAACTCTTATACGAGATTGTGCTCAATCATTTCTATCCGATATTTTAGGATCTCTTAAGAAATCCGAACTAAATCAATGTATGGTTTATGATAATTTCACAGCTGTTAATGGCTGTGCAGGTTTATCTTATGTTGATAAAATGAACAGAAATACGAGTATGGGTAATCCATGGAAGAAGAGTAAGAAATATTTTCTACATTCTATTCCAGCTCGTGGAGATAATCTAGATCCAGTTGAATTTGATGATGAAATTATAGATAGAGTGGACTCAATGATAGATACTTATCTTTCAGGTAAACGTGTTCATCCAAATTTCTGTGCTCATCTTAAGGATGAAGCCGTCTCTTTTAAGAAAATAAAGGAATGTAAAACTCGTGTTTTTACTGGAGCTCCTGGAGATTGGTCCATAGTTGTAAGAAAATATTTTCTATCAGTTATTAGACTTTTACAGAACAATCGATTCATATTTGAGGCAGCACCTGGCACCATAGCGCAATCCCTAGAATGGCAAGAAATTTATAAATATTTAACCCATTTTGGTGAACATAAAATTGTTGCTGGAGATTATGGAAATTATGATAAAGCCATGTCTTCTACACTAATTTTGGAAGCATTTAGAATATTAATAAGTATTTGTGAAGCTTCTGGAAATTTTACTTCAGCTGACTTATTAGTTATGCATGGTATTTCAGAAGATACAGCTTTTCCTTTAATTGATTACTTTGGTGATTTAATTGGATTATATGGAAGCAATCCTTCCGGTCATCCTTTGACAGTTATTATAAATTCAATAGTTAATTCATTGTACATGCGATATGCATATGCTAAATTGTCACCAGAACAATCATGCAAATATTTCAAAAAGCATGTGAAACTAATGACATATGGTGATGATAATATCATGGGAGTCAGTGATGATGCACCTTGGTATAATCATACTGCCATACAAGCTGAATTTGCTTCTGTCGGTGTTGTTTATACAATGGCTGAAAAAGAAGCGAAAAGTGAACCATATATTCACATTAATCAGGCAAGTTTCTTAAAAAGAACTTGGCGTTTTGATGCTGATATAGGTGCTTTTGTTTGTCCACTAGATCACACTTCAATAGAAAAAATGCTTATGATTTGGGTTAGATCCAAAACTATATCGAAACAAGAACAAATGTGTGCTATTGTTTCGAGTGCCGTGCGAGAGTATTTCTGGTACGGAAA